CAGAAAATAGTAAATTTTTCAAAGCGAAACCACAAAATCCAACAGTAAAAATTGTTTGTGGCTGGGCAATTCCAAACACCACTAGTGAAAGTATGCCAAAAAATAAAGCTTTGTATGAATACATAAGAACCTCAAAAAGAACTTTGATGTTGCATTTGAAACAGTTTAAAACGAACTTTCAACAGAATGGGCAGGTGTCTTTAGATTTTACTTTTGAGGCGTCCGTTGAGTCAAACCTGAAAAGACCTGATACTGACATATTTGGCACTGGTGGGAAAATAAAGCCCCGCTTTGTATCGATTTACTTAGATCAGTTGCCTGCTCGAAAAATTCAAAG